GAAAAATATTCTGAAAAATAATTAATTAAGGTTACTGCACCTATATAGCAGATTTATGGGCTACCCACAACGGCCCCCAGCAAAAGGAAATAAGTAATGGCAAAATATCAACGTCAAGAAGTTGAAGAAGAAGTAGCAGTCGAGGAAACTCAAGAGCAACAGCAAGAAGAAGTCACCAATGAAGAGGATGAGTCGTTTAAGAAACGATACGGTGACCTTAGACGTTACATGCAACAAACGGTTGAAACTAAAGACCGTGAGTTGGAAAAGCTGAAGCAACAACTCAAAGAAAAAGAAAAGAAGGAATTTAAACTTCCAACTTCAGAAGAAGAAATCGAGGCATGGGCAAGTAAGTACCCAGAAGTTGCCAAGATTGTTGATTCGATTGCACAGAAACGTGCGAGGGAAGCCAGTAGCGAAGTCGAACAAAGTATGTCTGACCTTCGCAAAATGAAATCACAATTGGAACGTGAAAAAGCAGAGCATCAACTCAAAACGATGCATCCTGATTTTGACAACATCCGTGCGGATAAGCGTTTCCATAATTGGGTAGGGCAACAGCCCCAGTACCTCCAAGATGCATTGTATAAGAATGATAACGATGCAATTGCGGCGGCTAGGGCGATTGACCTTTACAAAGCAGACATGGGCATGATCGAAGAAAAGCGGTCAGATGCTGAATTAGAACGAGATGCGGCTAAGGCGGTGAAGCGTTCTTCTAAAGGCAACCCATCGGGTTCTCCAAGCAAAACTTGGAGTGAAAGTCGTGTGGCAAGTATGACTGCCCACGAATACGAGAAACATGAAGAAGACATTCTTGAAGCAATTCGCACTGACAAGTTTGTCTACGACATGAGTGGTGGCGCACGATAAAAGCTTGACATGTGAGTTTTTATCATTAAACCACCAAACATATGCAATTAGTCCGGCCTTCATTCGTGAACACCCGGACTTCGCATAATAAGATTACAAGCCGTGCAAGACACCTTGTGATGATGGCCTCCTAGATACTGACCTTTGGCCGGGACAGTATTAAAGACACCCATTATGACCAAGCCTCTTAATAGCGGTCAGAAGCGTAATCTATTTAACTATAGACATGCCTGACTAGAGGAGAACTTATCATGGCATTTAAAACGGCGGCTGGTTATGGTAACCTGCCTAACGGGAATTTCTCTCCCGTCATTTACTCGCAGAAGGTACAAAAAGCCTTCCGCAAGTCATCAATCGTAGAAGCAGTCACTAACTCTGACTACTTCGGTGAGATTGCTAACTTCGGTGATTCTGTCAAGATCATCAAAGAGCCTGAAATCACAGTCAAAGAATATGCTCGTGGCGTAAGTATCACTCCACAGGATATCGATGACGAAGACTTCACTCTCGTTGTTGACCAAGCGCATTACTTTGCGTTTAAGATGGATGACATCGAAGAAGCACACGCACATGTGAACTTCATGGACATGGCTACAGATCGTGCGGCTTACCGCCTTCGTGACCAGTTCGATTCTGAAGTTCTTGGCTACCTTTCAGGCTACAAGCAGTCTGCAATCTCTGGCGTAGCTGACACTGCAAACGACACTGTGTCTGGCACTAAAGCAGTAGCAACTGCAGGTAACGATGAACTGCTTGATTCAATGCAGTTGACCAAGGGTGACTTTGGTAACATCACTACCACAAGTGCTGGTAACCACTCTATCCCTGTAGCGGCTCGTCTGCCGGGTGCAACTTCAATTCCATCAGCCACTGCTTCACCACTTCAGGTGATTGCTCGTATGGCTCGTCTTCTTGATCAGCAGTTTGTTGATACAGAAGGACGTTGGTTGGTTATTGACCCAGTCTTCATGGAAATCCTCAAAGACGAAGATTCACGTCTTCTCAATGGCGATTACGGTGAAAACGGTGGCATTCGCAACGGTTTGCAGGTAAACAACCTGCACGGATTCCGTGTGTATGTCTCTAACAACCTGCCTAAAGTTGGTACAGGTCCGGGTACTACAGGTACTGCGAACCAGTTGACTAACTTCGGTGTGTTGGTAGCGGGTCACGATTCTGCAGTTGCTTCTGCACAGCAGATTTCGAAGACTGAAACTTACCGTGATCCTGACAGCTTCGCTGACATCGTTCGTGGTATGAACCTGTATGGCCGTAAGATTCTTCGCCCTGAAGCAATCACTACTGCCGTATACAATGCGGCTTAAGGAGGGATAGACAATGGCAATTTTTGATCTTACTGCTGGTTCTACGACTTCAACTGAAGCGGCGAACTCAATTGCGGCACTTCCAGAAAGTCGTCGCCCTGCGTACATGGTAGAAGCGGTTTTAGATATTTCTAAAATCGACAACTACACTTGCACAAACGGGGACATTTTCCAAGTGCTTGAAATACCTGCGGGTACTTTTGTGATTGCGGCTGGGGCTGAAGTCCTAACTGCATTCGACGGTACTACTCCAACTGTTGACATCGACTTCGATGCTGGTGACGACATTGTAGACGGTGGTGTCGTAACCTCAACTGGTTACCTTGCCGCAGGTACTAACGGTGGTGCAAACCTCACAAGTCAAGCTACATTCGTACAGCTTGTCTCAACAACAGACACAATTGATGTGAAGTTGATTGCGGCATCCGCTGACGTAACTGTTGGTAAACTCCGTGTTTACGCAGTTGTTGTAGACCTTGATGGTGTGGCAGACACTGCCGATGAAGTTGATCGTGATCAGCTTGCATAAATAAAATGATGAAGCCGCCCTTCGGGGCGGTGGACTCTTATGATGCATCTACATGCACAACGTATTCTCTACCCAAATCGCTTAACTCAAGTTCAGCTTGAAGACTGTTATAAAATGTCAGATGTTGAGATTGATCAGGTTTGGAGACAAAGTTTTTTAAAATCTGTGAGTACTCAAGGGATGTTAAATCCTATTTTAGTTTGCACAGAAGACACATTAGAAAAAGAATTATACCAGATTTTCCGTGGACCTTTTGAATACACGGGGCATCTTTGGAGAGTGTTCACTGGAAACAACCGTTTCCACTGGGCATTAGACAATAACTACACAACAATCGATGCTTATGAAATTACTTCTTGTGAAGATTGGCATCAGTTAAATCGGGACACATTCTTAGAAGCCAAACAGTTTGAGGTGGCATGACAGAAGTATCAGCGTTGATTCCAGTACGATCTGGAAGTCAGCGAGTCCCAAATAAAAATGAACAGCGGATAGGTCAGTATTCTTTACTTGAATCGTGTATTCGTCGATTACAACAGACAGATAGTATCGATAGAATAATTGTAGGGACTGATGCGAGTTCATTGGCTAAAATAGCAAGTGATGCAGGTGCAGAAGTTGTATACAGAAGCATGAAGTGTTGTGATGAGTCTGTGGCATCAGCGAATATAATGATTGCAGATTTTGTTTCTAGAGTCTTGACGGACGTTGTCATGTGGGTTCATTGCACAAACCCTTTTGTACAGACAGAAACATACGATAACGCAGTCAGTACATTTTTTGAAGAACAAGATAACGGGTACGATAGTTTGTTATCTGTGACTCAAGTACAAGAACATTTATGGTCTCCTGACAGACAGCCTTTGAATTATAATCCATATCAAGAAAGGCATCCGTTAGCCAGCGAGTTACCGACATATTATAAACAAACTGGGGCGTTCTTTATTCAAGAACACGCAACCATGCAAGAAAATAAGTATTTCTTTGCAAAAAAACCATTTTTGTTTACAACAACAGAACTAGAAGCGGTGGATATTAACACGCCGTATGACCTAGAAATAGCAAGAGCCTTGCAACAACATTTTAATTTATAGGAACAGAGTATGGCAATTACAACTGCAATGTGTACAAGTTTTAAGCAGGAGTTGCTAGGTGGCACTCATGACTTGGACACTGATGTACTTAAGCTTGCATTAATTAAAGCAAGTCCTGCTGGAACTTATGGTGCGGCTACAACAAACTATTCTGACGTTACTGGCAATTCAGATGAAGCTTCAGGTACAAACTATAGTGCAGGTGGTCAGAACTTAGACGGTGCAACTATCTCTACAGACGGGACGACTGCTATCGTAGATTTTACTGATGAAGTTTTTGCTGATGTTACTGTTTCTGCTGATGGTTGTATTATTTACAATTCATCACAAGCAAATAAAGCAATTGCAGTTATCGACTTTGGTGGTACTGTTTCTGCAACTGCTGGTGATTTAACAATTGAATTTCCTGTGGCTGACGCATCGACTGCCGTCATCCGCATTGCCTAAGAGATAATTCATGGCAGATACCGTATTAAACTCCGCTGTATATGGCGTAGGAGTTTACGGAACTGCGAAGTACGGACGTATTGAAGTTGTTGTTTACAATCT